AAAAATATATCGGGAGATGTATTGACAAATTTCAAATTTTGAGATAGGAGGATTGAAGAAATGGCAGCAATCAGACCATGCACTGGAACAACGGCGATGTGGCAGGCGGTGAAAGACACATTGATTCTCAAGGAAAGGGAGATCGGTGTGGAGATTGACACCAACGGCCACGCACTAATCAGACAAGGGGATGGTGTAAACAAATTTTTTGACCTGCCTATAATTGTGAATAATGCACGGTATGAGGAGATTTTGACCTTGACGCAGGGATATATGAACACGGTGAACAATTTCTCGCGAAGTATGACGGAGGCGACAAATGCAGCGAACACGGCAGCATCGGCAGCGAACGCCGGAGCAGCAGCATGTCAAGGCATCGTGAACGGTCATAACACTATGGTTGACACGGTGACAAACAAATCATGTGTTCTCTCCATTGAGGACGGAATCATCACAATAAGGGAGGCGTAAAAGATGGCAAGCGGAGATTTAATTGCACAGGTAGCAGACAAAGAGACACTTGACAAAACTCTTGCGAACACAAGAGCAATACTGGCAGCAGTCGGGGAGGATGTCAGAGTGAAGAATAACAAACGGTATGGGATGAAGATAAATAAGGCGGACAGCAACCCGGCAACACGCTGCACATACCTGTTTGATGCAGTAGGAATGACACCTGCCGGGATGAATTACACGTCCGGGGCGTTCGATTATGGCGATTGGGCGGATGTCTTTTTCGTCAAGAATAATTATCCGGCGATGGTGAAATATGACGGAACGGAGGAATATAAACTCTCACCGAACGACCAGACAAATAAAGCTGACGGAACGACCGCATCCGATGTCTCGAATGTCAATTATGGTGGGAATGCTATGAGTGTATTTGACGGAACGGTTGATGGGAAGATTTG